ACAAGCTTTAATCAGTATTTGGACAAAACATCCACAGTTCTTTTGTGGTTTAATGTTACGTATAACATTGTTGTTCAAGTTTTGAGTTCTAAAGGAATTGATACCCGCCAGTTAACATCTATGACGGGTTTGTGGTCTACTTTTAAAGTTATTATGGCCTCTTTTGGCCATAGTTTCAAGAATGATATTCCGGATGATCCTGCGAAGGATTGGAAGGAATATGAGGAAAAATATAATTTTCATAAAGTTCCTTGTAAACATACTGTAGAACCTGGTAAGTTCTGTACTGTTTGTGGACGACCTGCTGATGCTCACGAAAAACCCGTTGATTGTAATGCTACTCCTGCTAAAGGAAGTTTTTTTTGCGAGGTTTGTGGGAAAGAGGCTAAATATCATAAAGCACATTGGGATCAGATTGGTAGAGGAATGAAAGAGGTCCTTGCCGATAAAATGAAAAATGTTGTTCCTAGACCTAAATCAAAGAGTTCTTCCTCTTCCTATAGTTCAACCAAAAGTTCTTCTTCTGAAGATGAATTGGTTACTCTCAATGAGGCTGTTAATGACAGTCTCGGAGGAAGAAATACCGAAAGTTTTTTTGGTATTGATCTTGGTAAGGTCTATGTTGATGTTACTGGTCGTATTGGAGATTTACTTGACAAGGCAAAAGACAAACTTGGTGAACTTGACCATATAGACGGCATTATAATTTTAGTTGCTGTTATTTGTTCGGTTGTTTGGTTGATAACTCGTTCTGGGTTATGGAAAGTTTTTGACTTGGAAGAGCCTGCTTTAGAGAAATCTGAAGAAGAAGTTATTGTTCCTGGAAATAACTCCCCTACTTTTGTTGAGAGGGTTGTGAGTTTTGTGAAAAATCCTTTTCCTAGTGAAAAGGTGGCAGTTAAGGTTCAAGATCCTGTGCCTGAGGTAGTAGCTCCTACTACTTCTAATGAAGGAAGAGAAGGTGTAAATCGTGGCAGGAAGCAACGTAACAAGAAAAGGGCCGTTCGGTATAGAAAAGGCCCCCATAAAGGAATGAGTGGTGCTGATTTTGATTATTATGCTGATATTTTGATTGATCGTTTTTATTTAAATTCTGAACAGGTTCATGATTTTTTTGAAAAAAATAATGTTGATCTTGAAGAGTGGTATCAGTACTATCAAGAGGATGCAGATTACTGGGCTGATTATGAAGATACATTTGATGAACCTCCTGTTTATGGTCCTTATCGAAGGCCAACTGATCAAACTCATGTTGGGTCAGAGAATATTGAGGATGATTATGAATATCTTGATGATCCTGATTATGAGGATATTGAAAAAATAAATGGTCTTCGAAGAGTTGATGCTTTTAATCGTGGAAAAGGTCTCTGGAGTAGAGGTCCTAGACGTAAAGAAGCGAAAGCTGGAGGGTTTAAGGTTTTTCAAGATAGTATTCGTGATGCTATTACTAAACAAGATACTGAAATTATTAAAATGCGTAGTGAAATTTTACTTCTTTCTAGGAATGTTGAAAGTTGTTTAGCTCTCTTGAAGAAGAGAAAAGAGTCCGATGGACCAGCTGAACAGGTATTCACTAAGTTACCTGAACCAAAACAGGAATTTTCTCATCCTGAGAATGCACCTCTCCAGTTTTCTTTTTTACAACCTAAAATTGAGGCTCAACCTTTTGTTCCAAAAGAAGTTCTTCAAGTAAAAAAAGAAGTTCCTAAAACTGACGATAAGGGTAAGGCTCCTGTCCTTCAGAGAACACCTGAAGAGTTTAAGGCTTTTGTTACTGGTTTGGATCCTGTAGGTTTTGAGAAGTGGTATCATGTTTCTAGAAAAAATAAGGTAAGTGCCGCTCAGAAAACTAAGTTTGATGAGCGTGTTCGAGCTGTTCGTCCTTTGCCAAAAGTTGTTAAGAGACCTGAGGTTCAAGTTGTTGAAGCTCAAGAGGTTCTTCTTACTCAGAGAGAAGCTAAAATGACTGGTAAACAGATGTTTTCTATAAATACTGCTAATGAAACTAGACATAAAAAAATGGGAGAAGTTTGGAGACATAGTGAGGGAATCCAATTGGGTTGGTATTCTATGTATAAAACTAAAGCTGGGGTTTTAGTTGTTATACCTAAACACTTTGTTCAAACTGCACCTGATGCAGTTCTCTCTTTTAAGGATGGATCTGGTTCTAAACAGATGGATATTCCTGCTAGATCATTTAAATGTTGCGACATGTTTGATATTGCTGCTTTGAAAGCTCCAGATGCAATGATAAGTTATCTCCCTCAAATAAATTTAAACTCCCAAACTGTTATGAAATTTGAAAATATCAAATCCACAGCAATCTTTGTTAAGAGGGATGAGGATTGGAAAGTTTCTCCAGGTGAGGTGCCTTCACGGGCTCCTGATGCTGAGGGTGAAGCTATCTATACTTGTAGTACTCAAGGGGGTGATTGTGGTTCTATTGTTTGGGCTGATACTGGAATTCCTATTGGATTCCATGTTGGTACGGAAGGTCAAGATGCTGGAAACAGATGGCTATTCTTTTCGAAGATGGTCGTTCAGTTTCTTGAAACCGTCGTTTGAATGAGCGACTTTGAGGGTGGCTTTGGCTGTGGTTATGTGAAAGCATTTCCTTGCGACCCTCGCTATGTCCATATGGCCACCCTCGGAATGGTTAAGAGAACCGTTCCATATCCAGAAAAAGGTCCTAACTTTAAAGTTAAATATTGCCCCCGTTTTTCATCGTTTTCAGAAAACGAACCTGAGTCTTCTTTAATTTACTCTTTAAGTGATTATGAACGTGTTAGAGCTCGAAGACCAGATGTTTACGCTTCAATTGATAAATGTGACGTTCCCCCAAAATTTCCTGATAATAAATTTCTTGATCATGCCTTATTACTAGTTGAACAAGCATTAGCTCCTTTTTTGGAGTCCCAAATTGGTTTCACTGATGATTCAACCTTTAATTTATCAACTTCTGCTGGATTTGTTTATTTACAAAAACAATATGCTTCTAAAGGTGATGCTATTGATTCTGAAATGTTTGAAGATTTATTTTCTCGTGATGATTTTATTCCTCTTGGCTCTATTGCTGATAAAGATGAATTTTTACATATCGATGATTTAAAGAGAAATAAAATTCGAACCATTTTTGTAGATCCTTTAGACAAATTGGCCAAAACCAAGCAGATTTTTGATCAACAAAATAAGAAAATTATCAAGAATTGTAGGGATTTGTGGATTAAATATGGTATGTCAAAACAATTTGGAGGTTACCACAAATTACTTATTCAATTAGAGAGGTTTGAAATTACAGACCAATCTGATGTTAGTGGATGGGATAGAAAGATTTTTCTTTTCTTTTGTTATTATATTAGGTGGAAGTTATTACGTTATAATCGTAAGTTTTCTCGTAGAGTTTTCTACGTTATGTTTCACTCTGTTTTCCCCACTGCTATTACTCCTGATGGGAGAGTTATTTTCAGACAAACTGGATGTGAGTCTGGCGGAAATAACACCGCTTCTGATAACTCTATTGCCCATTTTATTATAATTGTGTATATGCTTTGTAAAAAGTATTTTGAATACAATAATTTTCTCCCTTCTTGGGATTTTTTGGTATTCCATGCACTTTATTTTATTTACTCTGATGACAATTTAGGAGGTATTAACATCTCCCAGTTTGGGTGGTGTAGTATCGATGATTATATTGCTTTTAAAATTGAGGTTTATGCTGAGTTTGGTTTAGAGATTAAACCCTCTTCCCAATTTTGCTCACTTACATTTGGACGTATAAATCCTAAGCATGAATTTCTTGGCTCTTTTGCCTATTTTGATACAGAGTTTCAAAAGTATATTCCTTTCCCCAGAATTGGAAAAATCTGTTCTTCTATTACCCGAAAGGGACTTAATACAGGTTTGGATGAAAGTGAATTTTTTGAAAAGGTTCTCGCTTTGACCTTTTTATCATATCCTCATAAAAGCGTTTTCCCAGTGTTGTTAAAATATCTTCATCACTTGTTTGAAACGGCAACTTACAAAGGTGCTTATAGACAGGTTTTATACTGTAATAATTTATCTTTTTTATACAGTTCTTTCCTATTTATGCATTTGGGGTGGGAGTCTTCAAAGGATCTCTTACCTGGACTTAAAAATGTTTCAAATTTTAATTTTTTTTTCGAAACTATGGCGGAGGCGGATTTAAAAGTCCCAATGAGCAAGATCGCCGCTGGTCGACAAATGATGAATGAATTAATTCGAGAAAAACTACTTGATCCTCAGGACGTTGGATATGTAGCTTTGTCATGTGATCCTTTTCATGACGAACCTATTGAATGCAACGGTATGCCCGATGGCACTATGGGTGATCAAATTACTGTTCAAGCTCCCTATCAACTGAATTTTAGTGCACCTGCTGGAACTACCACTCCTTGGTCGTTTCAGGTTGTTCAATATCCTTGGACAACAGATGTAACTGGTTCCGCAGCTATTGCTGGAACTTTTGATTTGGTTGGAAATTGGATGAAACAGAAAGCAGTTTCTACGAATTTAACAACAACGATGCCTTCAATTTCCATTTATCGTGGAAAAGACGGTGTGCCTCTTGGACCCTTCCAAGTTGATGCTACCGGAAACCCTCCAATTGGACTTGGACTTCAGTCTGTTCATACTACTGGCAATGGTAGACTTCTCGGTTTAGGCTGGGAAATTATTGATACTAGTGCCGTGGTTAACAAACAGGGTACTTGTACAATTTACCGACAGATGTTGAACAGGAAACCTGAAACTTATTCTTGGTTAAGTCCTGCTGCTGGTCCTTTTACCGGTTATGGTAATTTTGACGGTGTGAAATTTTTTCGCCCTCCAGAAACTGTTAATGAAGCTAATCAACTTCTTGGCACTATTACTTCCCGTGGGGAAGATGGTTGCTATGTGATTTCTCAACAGTCTACTGATCAAAATGATTGTGACCAACCAACTATGGAACAGCCTATTATTTTAACCGATGATTTTTCTTCTGGTTTAGTTTCTACCACTCCTCAGACGGTTCTTTCTAGTGGCTTTCAACAAATTGCTGCTGGAACTAATCAGGTCAATATTCCCCTTATTAGGTGGAATTGGGTACCTTTTAATATGAGTGGTGCATTCTTTACTGGTTTGAATCCAAGTTCAACTTATACTCTTCGTGCTAGATACATCTATGAGAGGCAACCCTCTATCGATGAATCTGTTATTTCTCTTTATACAAAACGAGCTTCTGGATATAATCCTTTAGCTATTGAAATTAGAACTAGATGTCAACAAAAACTCCCTGTTGGTTTTCCTGCCTCTTCAAATGGGCTCGGAGACTATTTCTATGAGTTTATCACTGGTGTGATTCCTGATCTTTTAGGTTCTGTCAACCCATTTCTTGGTGGATTGGGAAAATTAGGACAGGGTCTCTTGGGTGTGAGGAGAAACGTTCAGGCCAAGCGAAGAAGGCCTGTCGCTTCCGTTCCTCAACCTGTTATAACCCCTCCTCCCCCTCCACCTAGAGTTGGTAGGTTGGCACGACCTAGACAAAATTTACCTCAAGTAAATCGAGTCTTGGTCTCTGATCGATCAAACTTTTCATCTTCTATCAAAAAAGCTGCAAAAGCGCGTAATAAAAGAGTCCGTCGGGCACGAAATGACGGTTGGCAAGAAGTAGACGAAAGAGATACCAATTTTTATAAACGTCGTCGAGCGTGAACTTTGTTCGACGAAGATGATTGGTTACTCCGCTACTCAATAAGAGGCA